GCTAATCTAATTAACTGCTCTTTTTCTGAATAATCATTGTAAATAGATTGTTGCAATGGTGCTACGTCAGCTAAATCTGATATTCCTATAGGTCTTTTAGCCCCTCTAAGATTATACACGTTAACAATAGGGATAACACCAATGGCATTAGGTACTTCATCTAATAACCTCGCTTCTTTAGTTGAATATTCTTCGCTATAATCCTCTAATTCATAAGTCATTATAGTTTCTTCTGTAAACACCTTAATGATGGCTCTATCAGCGTTTATATCCTCAATAAGAACCAACATATCTAAATAAAACCTGCCACTAGCTGACCTTTTATAACTCCAGTTAATAACATTCTCTGGTGTATAAATAGAAATATAAGGTCTAATATCTTGTGCTAGTTCTTCTGCTCTAGTCTTAGCATTAGATTGTGGCTTATCAATAACTACCCAACAATTACCATAAATGCTTGCGTTCATTTGAACCTCACGCATTACAGTATCAAAACTTCTTCCATCTAAGTCTGCATCTCTTAGAAATGATTCTAATTGTGGGCTACCATCTAAACTACCATAATCTCTTGTTGGGTGTACTCTCCAAAGAAAACTAGTATAGATTTGAACCACGTTCTTGCAATGGTTATCTACTGGAGTGTGTCTTATTCTTTGGTCATATTCCTCTGGTGTTTCTAATATGTATCTATGTAAGTAATAGCCATTTTTATAGTCGTTACCACCCAAGTAACTTCTAATATAAAACTCCCAGTTCGCTATATTTGCGTGCCATAGGTCATGTTTAGTTTTTAAGAACTCTTTATCCATTAACTCCACCTCTTAACTGGGCTAGGTACAAAATTACGTTTAAGTGGAAATATATACTCGACCAAGTAACCTAAAGCATCGTTCATATGGTCAAATCCACTAGTCTTATCTGGCACACTAGTTCCCTCTTTATATATTTGTCTTTCTATGCTCTTAATCACATTTTTGCAAGATTTTAGAATAAACAAATTATTTTTTCCATTAACATTTTTTAATTTAGAATTAACTGCATTAATCCTATCCCTTACTAAAGGTGCTGTATTTCTACATTTTACATGAAATCCTGCATTTTTCAATATCGCTAAGTCAGTTAATCCACCTGCTGAAGTTTTTCTTTGTCTAGCACTAGGGTCTGGATAAACAGCTATCTGCTTATTTTTGTATCTATGTCTTATTTCTTCGCACATTTCATTGGTATTACTACTGTATATTTGTATCTCATCTATTACAATTATTTTTTCATCTTTGACAATACACACTACCCCACACATAGGGTCTACGTTAAAGTCTAAACCAATATGCAATGTATTTGTGTTTAACTGAACTTTTTCAATTATGTTCTTATCCCTGCTGAAATTGTAATAAATCATTCCAGAGTAATTAACAAATGTTGCTTCATATTCCTGCTGAAATGTTCTTACGTCTAAATCTTGCTTGGCTTGTTCTATTTCGTCATCGCTTACTTGACCACCCTCTAAAGTTGTATATTTAAACGATTGCCAATCTTTATTTGTTTCGCCTTGCTTATATAACTCATACGACCAATTACCAAATCCTCTAGGGCTTCCACAAAACAAAGCATGACCTTTAGTGTCTGACAATGTAGGTCTTAGAACCTCATACCAAGTTTCTTTACTTACATCGGCAAATTCATCAATACATAAAAAGTTTATACCAACCCCTCTAAGTGAATTCTCATTATCTGAACCCCTTAATGTTATTTGGCTGTTATTCTTTAGCGTAATTGTTAAATCGCTGTGGTTTATGTTCTTTACCCATTTATGTCTGATAAGTTTATCTTTTAACTCACTCCAACATATGGCTTTCGCTTGTCTATAACTTGGTGCTACATACCAAACTTTTTGATTAGGTATGCTTCCAAACTTTGCCAACTCATTTATAGCTAAATATGTTTTACCAAATCTTCTACCAGTAATTAATACCCTAAATCTTGCATCATTCTTTATTACTTCTGTTTGTGGTTTAGTTAGTGCCATTAATCATAAGACCATTGTAAAGGTGCTTCTGTTTCTGATTCTTCTATCTTATCTTTTTGCCCTAATATGTTTTTACCTAAGAATATCTGCATTGTAACATTGCCACTTTCTGCTGATGCCCATTGCAGTTTTCTTAGTCTTATTTTGGCATCTGCTCTACCTTTTGTCAGAAATTCCGAATAACTCTTTTCAATTAAGTCTGGAGAACACCCAAAAAAGTCGCCTATTTCAATGTTAGTACACCCATAAGATGCTAGTTTTACAACCTCTTTAGTGTCTATATTGTATTTCTTTGGTCTTGCCATGCCTATTTACCCATAGTTTGGTAAATAAAACTTATCATAAAGATTATATTATTCAACAATTTCCGTTATTGTTGTTTCTTTTATAAACCATGAATATTTATCTCCATCACTTATTCTGATAACTTTTACTCGTTTAGGAGTAAACCCAACAATTTGAAATAATTCTTTAGTATGCCAAAAAGAATTTGTTTTTATTGTTTGCCCTATCTTTAAATCTTTTCTGTTCATATTTATTATAATAATGAAAAATCCTGGGAAATCAAGCACTTATACAAAAAAGTTAATTTAAAATAACATTTCCATCTGATTACTTGTTTCTTTTTGTTTATTTTCATTATTAGTAAGTTGAATAAACTTTGCATAGGTTATAACCTCACTCATCATTTTTTGATATAGCTTACTGTCTTTTTCTTTAACAATTTGCATAAGTTCCTCGTATTTAGCATCTGCTTCTGCTTGTTGTTCGGCAGTAAGCCCATTATCAAATTCTATCTTTATAACCAACTCCCCATATCCAGATATTGTATAGCTTCATCTCTGGTAAACTTGTTTTCGTTTATTGCTTTCTTGACCATCTCTGACCGACTTTGAGCAACCTTTGAAATAGCTGAATTAGCTTTTTTGTTTTTTATAACTTCCACAAATTTGTCTGTGTAAAAAGCATACTCATCTATTCTATCGTTACTCTGGCTTGGTGCTTCATCTAAGTATCGTTTATCTGACAACCAGTAAGCAGGGTGTTTAGCAAACTTTGTATCTTCTAACGAATTGTAATACTTGTTGTACATATCAGCTAATACTTCTGGTTTATCTATCCACTTTTTTTCTATTTTAGCATAATTCTTTTCAGCAGTACCTTTTCCAATTTTATTAGAAACTTTATTCCAAAAAAGAGAGAAAGTTTTATTTATATTGGTTTTAGGTTTATTGGTAGGGGTATGGGGTAGGGGTAGGGGGCTTTTGTCTAGGTTACCCCCTAGGTTAGCTTTAGGTTCTGGTCTAGGTTTTTTTGGTCTACCACCTAACTTGCCATTTTGTTTAGATGCTTCTATTCTTCTGGTAATAAACAAGTATTCTTGTAATTGTCTTTCGTTTTGAAAAACTTCATCTACTAAATGAAAAAATTCATTTAATATTTTAGTACATGATTTTTTTTCTTCATCAGTAATGCAACTTGCTATTCTATGGTATGTCATTTCGTCTTTTGGTATGCCAATACAACGCTTATTCCAGTTCCAACAGAGCAATCTAATATAAATACCAACCTGCTCATTTGTTAAATGTTGCGTACCTGCTACAAAATCCTCTGTAAAAAGATACCACGCTTTTAGTTTTTCATTTGGTTTTGAATTTTCTTCTATAAACATAATTAACTCCAATCTCATTTGTTTATAATTTATAATAGGCTTTTAGTAAACCTATAGTTTGTTTTAGGTTAAAACCCCCAAACTTCTTTTCTAGCATTTAAAACAGTTTCTTCTTTCCATATCCAGTTATCTGAGTTTGGAATAAGAATTTGTTTTATTTCCTCTGGTGTATCAACCTTACTTAGAAAAAGTGCCATAGCTTTAAGTATATGCTCACATATCTTTAAATGATGGCTGTATTCATAAAGTTCTAGCTGTGTAAAGTCGGCATCTTTTGTCTTTGTAGGTGTTTTTAAATACCAGAGCATTTGCCTTGCATTTGTGCCTTTATTGTAAATGGCTTGTTGCATTGCATGACTTAAAGATATTGTAGTAGGCATAATTTTAGACGTTTTCAAATCAATAAAAAAATCTTCTTTGGTGTTTTTATCCTCGAAATGAAAGTCAGTATAACCAATAATCGGTATATCAAATATTT